TAGACAATACTGGTTAAGCCAGAGAATGTCTGCGGCAGCAAACCAAGAGAGTGTTCCTTTCGAAGAAGTAATCGCAAATTACTATGTAGAGAGAATCTCTAAATACAACGAATCTTACTTAATTGACGGTGATGGTACAGGTACTGGTATTAAAGACCAAGTAACTGTAGCAAACGGAGCTACTTTATCTGCAGCTCCAGCAGCATGGACTTTATCTAACGCAGTTGAGCAAGCTTTAAACATCTTTGATGCAATCAACGAAGCATCTAAAGATAGAGACGATTTAATTATGATCGTATCTCCAGCTAACTTTAATACTCTAAGAAGAGCATTAGTTGCACAAAATTATTTCCATTATGATCAAGGCGACGGTCGTTCATTCGAATTACCAGGAGCTAACATTACTGTAGTAAAAACTTCAGGACTTGTAGGTTCTGATTACGTAGCAGCAGGTCCTTCAGGGATGATTGTTGCAGGTACTGGATTAGAAGATGACGCATCAACAGTACAGTTCTTTTTTGACAAAGGATTTGATGTTGTAAAATTCATCGCAAAATGGAGATTAGGTGTAGCCGTTTCTCAAGTAGATCAGTTCGGAACTAACGGATTGGCATAACCAAAAAAATAAAAGAAAACTATGGCATGTTCAAATTTAACAGCAGGATTTACTTTAGATTGTAACGACTCTAATGGTGGTATTGATAAAATCTTTATTGCTAACGGACCAGTTGAATCTGTAACTGAATCTAATGGAACTATCACAGCAATTACTGTTGGAGGTTCTGCATTGACGCCTAGTGACTTTTATGATTTTGATGTACCAAGACAGACTAGTTCATTCACTGAAACTATTAACGTATCTCAAGAGAATGGTACCGTATACTACGACCAAGCTCTTACTATGATATTCAACAAAATGGAAGCAGCAAAGAGAGATCAGATTTTACTGATGGCTCAAGCTACTGATATGGTTGTGGTATTTAAAGACAACAACGACGCATATTTTTCTGTCGGTGTTGAAAGAGGTGCATTTATGACTGCAGGTTCATCTGTATCTGGAACCGCTTACGGCGACAGAAACGGATATGAATTGACAATTTCTGGAATGGAAGATCAACCTTCATTTGAAGTTACTAGCTCTATCGTAGAAGCATAATCTACGTTCATATAATAATAAGAAGGGTCCCAATAGGGACCCTTTTTTTATATCAACTGTTTGGGAGAGTGTGGTGAGTATTGTGATTTAGACATTGGATATCTACGTTCGCTAACCCATAAGCCATCTTTAAGATGTGCATACGTATATGATGTACCATTAATCCAGATATCAGGTCTATAATGTGCTAAAGTTTGCACACGAGGTATAGCTTTACTGTGATCATATAACATACCTTTAACTAAATACTTAATATCTACTTGCATAAACAAGTCAAATCCAATCTTAACACACCGTTCAAGTAAATAATTAATACGGTCAGTGTCTTTAGGACCTATAATAGTTAAATCTATATCCTGTGCAGTACCTTCATTTAGTATGCTACCATGCGCCCAGAGTTGAAAACCACTCCAATCTAGCTCTTTTATACGTTCTATCACCTCAATTACTAATGGATCTTGTAATCCACACAGCTGGTGTAGGTTCGTGCAGCTATAATCACCGTATATTACATGTTTTTGCATGATATATATAACCTCCACAACTTTACTACTTTTTATATTTCTAAGTAGAAACATATACTACACTATGACGACAATAATAACAGGAGAAGAAGCGACGTTTTACATTAATTCGCCTACTTCAGCACTAGATCTTAGCGATAGTTTTACACTTAAGTCGCAATATTCACAAGAAATACTAGTTACTGTAGCTTCTGGTGACTGGTCAATCATAACTGAGAACGCTAGATACGCTTCATTTACAGTAGATCTACCAGCAGATTTTGAAGATAAGCACTATAATGGTTATTATACTTGGCAATTAGGCACTTATTCTGATATTGTAAAGATAATTACTCAACCTGGCGGTGATGCTGGAGAAGCAGAATATATAAGTAATAACGAAACAAGAGAAGCAGACGTCTTTTATCGTCCAAATTATTAAGAAATAATATGAGAAATACAAACCCAGAAGGATTATATAGTATTAAAGGTAGTAAGTTTGAAGCATTAGACTTACCAGTAATCCAAGAACAAAGAGGTAAAGACTATATCAAGTTCGGATTAGATAACTTATTTCCACAAGAACTTATTAGCCTATATGATACCTCAGCAATGAACCACACTTGCGTAGACGCTATTAGAGACGGTATCTATGGCGAAGGTATAGTAAACTATGGTGGTGAATATATCAACACAGAAGGTGAAACTATTAATGATGTTTTCGAAAAGATTGCATTAGACTATACATTATTCGGTGGTTATTCACTTAACCTAATATGGAATAAAGAGGGTAATAGAATTGCAGAGATCTATCACTTACCATTTGCAAACGTAAGATCAGGTAAACCAGATGAAGAAGATACAATACATTCTTACTACTACTGCTCTGACTGGTCACAAATCAGAAAATATAAGCCAGTTGAATATAAATCATTTAATCCGACAGATACAAAGAAAGACGCAGCAAGTCAAATCTACTATTGTAAAAACTATAACCCTGGCCAGGAGATCTATCCTTTACCGGCTTATATTGGTGGCGTTAATGATATTCAGCTTGATGCGAGGGTGTCAAGATTTCATAACGCAAACATCTCAAATGGACTTGCACCAAGTATGTTCGTCCAATTCAGAAACGGAATTCCAAACCCAGAAGAAAGACGTGACATCTATAGAGAAATAGAAGACACATTCAGTGGAGAAGAGAATGCTGGTAGATTCTTCTTGGCTTTCTCTGAGCCAGGTAAAGAACTGCAGGTGACACCCATCGAGAACGCTAATGACGAATACTACATCACACTCGAGCAAAGAATTACGTCACGAATCCTTACTGCGCACCGTATTACTTCTCCACTTCTTTTAGGTATTAAAGATGGAGCAGGTTTCTCTAGTAACTCAGATGAAATCATTACTTCGTATTCTCACTTTATGAATACTGTAGTAAGACCAAAACAAACTAAAATCCTTAACACTTACGCTTATATTCTAAGTTTAGCTGGTTTTAATGTTAAATTAGAAGTAGAACCAGTACCAATGATTATTGGAACTGATGAAGATGATCCGGCGTTAGAAGAAGACATAACAAATATAGCAGACGTATAATATGGCAAACACAGCACTACTAGTATCAGAACAAAGACTGAAACAATGGACTCAGTTAGATGATAACGTTCGTATGAATGAGATTACACCATTTATTATTCAAGCGCAAGATATTTACCTGCAAGACACATTAGGTACTAAGTTTTATACAAGACTTAAAGCCGGTGTAATTGCTAACGATCTTACAGCTGATGAGCAGTTATTACTTAATGAATACGTTGGGCCAACCTTAATGCAATACAGTTTGTATTTAATGTTACCAAGCATTAAGTATAAGATAGCTAACCAGGGTATACTTAACGGTACGTCTGAAGAGACTTCACCTACTACTCTAGATGAATTACAATATCTAAGAGCAAGTACTTTAGATACTGCAGAATTCTATAACAAACGACTAATTAAATTTTTCATGGACAACCCTGGAATGTTCCCGGATTACACAAATCCTGGAATTAAAGGTATGTTCCCTAATAAAGATAACCCTTATTTTAGTGGACTAGTTGTACCGAATAACAGATTAAATTATTATGAAGACAGATACGGCACATGTTCAGACTGCGGTCCTTCCAAGACAATCGTCAGCGACTAAGAAGAACGTACATAAATTAAAAATATACTTATCTAAAAATGGGAAAGGTAGACAAAATACTAAATAGTTGGTTAAGTAAAAAACTATTTGTTTTCGTTATAGCAACCACACTGGCGTTGTTTGGCGACCTAACTTCAGCAGATTGGGTAGTAATTGCAACAGTTTACATTGGTACGCAAGGAGCTATCGATGCTGTGAGCAAACTAAAAGGAAACAACTAACTAATAAATTATATTTCTAAGTAGATGGATATAAATTCAGTAACAAGAGATTACGCACAATGCATTAGCAATGGTGCAATAACAGAACCAACAGGAGGTACTTGGGTTTCAGCTGCAGCTATTTATTTAGGTCAGCCTACTCCAGTAAACAACTCATGGCTACAAGCCCTATGTTTAGCTAACGGTGTTACAACACCAGTTAATAGCTCATGGGTTATAGCCTTAGCTAATTATTATGGCTTATCACAACCGGTTAACGGTTCATGGTGGTATGCAATAGCTGATGAAGCTTGTAACGGTGGAGGACCAGGAGTACCATTCGTATGGAACACAAACACAAATAACTGGGAAACTGAGGTAAGAACTTGGTCCCTAACATAAATTAATTAAATTAATATGGCAAACTTAACAGGACAACAGATCAATAACACGTACCAAGGTCTTTTGAAAACAGATGACAATGGTGCGGTTAGTGGAACAGCTAAAGCTATCACAGATGGTTTAGGTAA